TCTGCAACCCTGCTGGCGGTGACCTTGCCCAGACGTTGGTAAAACCATTCGGTTGAACCTTGGATGATTTCAGTTTCCATTTTCTTTCTCCTTTTTTGCTTTAGCAATTCGGTCTGCCTTGGCCTTAATGACCTTGGCAATCCATGTCTGGTCGCCCTTGCAAGCATCGTAGGCGGCTTTGTAGGCGGTTTGCAGTTCTTCTTTGTTGGCGCTGGCATCAATGGCGGCAATGTGGTCTGCCATCATTCCTGCGTCAATCTGTGGCGTTTCTGTGCGGCGTGAACCAGCATTGCCATCGTCATCTTCTGGGGCGAGGCCAGTGGCGGCTAAAAGGCTGTAACGCCGAGCGTAGGTCAAGGCACTGCCATAGCCCTGGGGGTCTTGTTTGGCGGCTGGCACATGAAGCAACCCGCATTCCATGACTTCCCCAGATTCATGGACAAAGATTGTCTCAACCATCACGCCATTTGGACAGTCATAGGTGCGTTGCATCAAGCCAATGCCGTTGTCGTTTAAAGCCCCGATAACGGCCTCAATGCAGTTGGATAGGTCAGCATACTTGCTACGAAAATGCGGGTTCGTAGAGGTCTTTAAAGCTGGCCCAAATGCCTTTTGTGCTTTGACAAAGGCGGCGGCAATTTGTTTCCCGATTGGTGTTTCCATGATGTTTCCTTAGTAAGCGTATTTAGGGCCGCAAGTGACTTCCACCACAGTTTCAACTGTGTAGCCATTGATCTTGCGTTTTGCATACAGCGGGATGGCGCGGAGGCCAGAGGATTCGCACTGGCGCACAGCGTCAATCACTTCATTGCGTCCCATCGGCTGAACTTGTTTGTCCACGATTAGGTCTTGATTGGGCGCTTGGGGGGTTGACCCTGGCAAACTAGAGCAACCAGCCGTGACCCAGGCCATCCAGCACAAAAGTGAGTAGGTGATCATCTTCATTCCGATTCCTTTGAAATAAGTTTCATTTCCAATTCTTTAACATATTCCTGGGCAATCTCTGTGGTTTGGATGTAGCCACGCAAATGGGACTCAAGCAAGCCAACGTGATAGGCCAAACGATTCTGTGCTGGTTCGCCTTCATACTGGCGGTCAGCAATGGTTTTGATTGATTCAATGATTTCGTTAGCGTTCATTTATGCTCTCCAAACAAACAGGTCAAGGGCCAGCACCACCAAGGCACACACAGCAAGCGCCATGATGATCTTGTCGGTGGTTGCTATGCGGGGTTGGCAGATTTCAATTGCAGCGCCATATTCCACGGTGTGGGTGAATGCTTCATTCATCGTCCTGGGGTGTTTCATCTTCTTCATCCTCTGGTTGGTTGTCGGGGTCAAAGTTGTTTTGGCGGGTGAGGATTTGCCCCCACCGCCATTCCTCATAATCAAGGTCGTACATGGTCAATATTCGTATTCAAGGCGCTCAGAAAAAGATGGGTTCCAACCATTTTCAAAGGCGTCAGATTGCGCCCAACGCATGACCCATTCATGGGCGGTGAGGTTGCGTGTGTCTTTAATTTCCCATTCATTTGCGTCAGCAGTAAATTCAATGATTTCTGCTGGTGACAAGTCAATGTCATACTTTGCATAAATTGCTTGGGTTTCGATTGCTGTAATCATCTTGAGACTCCTAAAAAGACCCCGAGAAGTTCAGGGCATGGGGTGATTATCAGCTAACTGATATATCCCAGTCAAGCGTAAGGGTATTAGCGGACTTATGTACAATGCGCGGATGAACAAGGACAAATTTATCGCATTGGCTGGCTCACAGACTGAGCTTGCCAGAATTTTGGGCATTCACCAATCGGCGGTTTCCCAATGGAAAGCCGTGCCCCAAGCAAGAATTTGGCAATTGATGGTATTGCGTCCTGAGTGGTTCAAATGAAACAAGTAAGTTGGTTTTGGAGTCGATGCGCTTTGCACTATCAAAAGAATGTGTGGTCGCAGTTTTACGATGAGCAAACGGGCAAGACTCATTACGTCAATGTTGGCGTGATGTGCATGGATGATTTTGGCGATTTGTTTTTAATATCCAAAGTGGATTAGAATTGTTTGAAACACGGCTAGTCTGGAAGTCATGAGCCAGATGAAAAGAGAACCCACCCCTCCTGCCGAGGTTTCTTTCCAGGGTGGACTTTTAGGCGTGGGAAATGCACTTTTACCAATTCCATATTGGTGACTACAAGTCACATACACACCATCTTTCCTTGACGGAAGATTTGGCCTTTAGGCGCTTGCTAGATCACTACTATCTGCATGAAGTGCCCATTAAACAGCGGGACATTGCCCGACAAATAGGGATGCGAGACAACGAACAAGACGTTTTGACCGTGTTGGACGAATTCTTTGTTTCCACAGAGGCTGGTTACATAAACCCCCGTGCAGACGAGGAAATTTCCAAATATCGCAAGTTTTCAGAGGATGGGAAAAAGGGTGCGGAAATAAGGTGGCATAAGCGCCGCAATGGGGAGGCTAATAGCCCCCCTAATGCCACCCCAATAGCAACCAATAACCATGAACCAATAACCAATAACCATGTTAAAGAATCTAAAGATTCTTTGTCGGCAGGGTTGCCGACTTGCCCCCATCAGGACATTCTGAATCTTTACAAAAAGCATTTGCCACAGCTTGCCCAGCCACGGGTTTGGGATGGGGTCAGGCAGACCAATCTACGGCAAAGGTGGTTGCAAGCTGCCAAACCGTCTGTATTCAGCCCACAGGGGTATGCAAGCCAAGCCGATGGGTTGGCATGGTGGGATTCGTTTTTTAACTACATTGCCAACGACACCAAGCTGGCGCAGGGGTTTGAAACCAAGGACAGGACATGGCGACCTGATCTGGTGTGGATAGTGAACGCAACCAATTTCGCCAAGATAATTGATGGAAAGTACCAAAAATGAGTTTTGCTAAACCAGAATCCAAAAAAGACCCGATTGACGAGGTTCAGCGCCTGAAGTGCAGTGTGCCAGGATGCCCCAAACTCTGGTCAGTTCACATGGAAGGCCAGCGCCCAATGTGTAGCGAACACCAATGGTCAGGTAGCAAACCAGCAAAACGCAACATTGCTGACCTGTTGCCCAACACGCCGCCTGTGAAACATTGGACTGACCCTGGAGATATATTTTGAACTACTTTGATGCACACAAACTTTTAGACAGGGTGAAAGATGGACAAACCTTCAGCCGTTTCGTTATCGACCGAGCGCTTGAACTTACTGGAGACCTTGCGGCAGACAGAAGCGCGGGAATGGATTTTGAGATACCAACAGAAAATCAAGGAACTGGGCAAAGCCAAGGCATCAGCATGGTGGCAAACTACGATTGCAGACATTTCCAAGCGCAGGGGTGAAGCTGCTGCGGATGATTTACGAAGGAAAATGAATGAGATACGCAGCCAGGGTTGATGCCAACCAAAAACAAATCATTTCAGCATTGGAGGCCGCTGGCGCTTATGTCTGGGTTATTGGCCTACCAGTTGATCTTTTGGTGGGGCACAAGGGGCACACTTGGTTGGTTGAAATAAAACGGGACTCTAAAGCCCGTTTAACGCCCCTACAACGCGATTTTTTTGAAAGTTGGACTGGAGGTACGTTGGCGCGTGTTGACAGCCCAGAAGCCGCCCTGCGGATGATTGGAGTTTTGAAATGAAACCAGAAGAAGCCGCACAAGACATACGCAACAAAGCCCGAGCCTATGGCGATGCCAAAGCCCAGCGGGTGTATCTTGAGGAATTCCGCAAGTCTAAAAAAGCCCTGTTGATGAAAGATGCCCTGCAAATGGGCTATGAGGCGGCAAACGCACAGGAGAGGGAAGCGTATGCAGACCCCGAATATCACACCTTGCTGAAAGGGCTGGCGGCGGCAATAGCCCAGGAAGAAACCTTGCGCTGGGAGATTGAGGCATCAAGGCTTGATATTGAAATTTGGCGAACAAAAGAGGCCACCAACCGACTGCAAGACAGGGCGCACCAATGAAGTGTCCCGAATGCGGAACATGGACAATTGTCAAAGAATCCAGAATATCCACAGGCAATACACGCAGAAGGCGGCTAGAGTGTGCAAATATGCACAGGTTTTCCACATTGGAGACAATAGTTGATCGAAAAACATTCATACGTCAGATCAAAAAAGCTGCTAAAGATGGTGGCAAACCTTGACTGCCAAGCCTGTGGAAGTGGCAATATGGTGCAAGCGGCACACACAAACTGGGGCGGTGGCAAGGGTCGAGGAGTCAAAGCTGATGACAATCTGGTTGCTGCGCTGTGCCTGGGGTGTCACTACGAGATTGACCAAGGCAAGGATTTAAGCCGCCAGGAACGTCAGGAAATGTGGTTAAAGGCCCATCACAGGACAATTGATGCCTTGCGGAACTGTTGGCCTATTGACATTCCTTTGCCTGATGCGAAAATCTAGGCGTGAAGCTGAATGGTTCATGTGGTTGCCGCCGAAAGGTTTGCGCCATCTCTGGTAATTCCTCCTCCAGCTTCCAACACGCATGGGGATTGACAAATGGCAAGCGAAGTGAGAATGGACGCATTCAAAGCGCCCCGCTCGACAGTCCCCAGCCGTGTTGGTAGCAGTTGCCAGCATTTTGGGGGTTCGCCCCCTTTTTTTGATATAGTGAGCGCATGAAAAACGAAGAAGTTGCCGAATTTGTCGCCACGCTGTTTCATGCGGGAACAATCACGCACTTCCAACATTTGCAAACGATTGAATACGCCACCCACAAGGCGCTGGGCAAGTTTTACCCCAAGATTGTAGACCTTGCCGACAGTTTGGCAGAGAGTTATCAAGGGCGGTACGACACCAGGATGAAGAAGTTTCCTGATGAATTGCACCAGCCCAAAGACACGCCGCACGAATATCTAACCCAGCTAAAAGGGTTTGTGCAAGAAGCGCGAAAAGAAATCCCCCAAGACTCAGAACTGCAAAACATCGTCGATGAAATTGCTGATCTGATCAATTCAACCCTGTATCTTTTAACTTTGAAATGAGGAAATCATGGCAAATATGATGAAAAACGAACCCAAAGGCTACGGCGCACAAGTTTCTATGAAGGGCAACCCTGCCTCCGATATGAAGTCTGGTGAGCAAGGCAGTGCCAAAAAGGGCATTCCTAACGCTATGAGCAACAAAATGCCTTCTGGCAATGAATGCACTGGCGGCAAATCTAGTGGTGTTTGCTACACTCACGACCGCAAGTGCTATCAGGATTAAAAGCGTAAGCCCCACCGTGATTGAGACGGCAGGGCTTACTAACCAAACAAAAAAGGAGGTTTTGAATGGCTGAGATGGATTCTAATTGCGGGAACTGTAAATATTTCCGCGCACAGCAAATCATGGGCATCTGTCGGTTAAACCCGCAACAGGTGAACAAACACGAAAAAGATTGGTGCGGTCAGCATCTGATTGTTGAAACTCAGGATGTGAAGGTTGATCTAGTTGCCTTGCCTGTGTACGACATCACCACTGATCAAACCACCCCAGTGCCCCAAAAACGCAAATATGAGAGGAAAGCAAATGCTAAAGCCTCTGCGTGATCGGGTGGTGGTGCGCCCCCAAGTGCGGCATATTTCCGACATTATTTACATTGACAACAAAGAACCTTTCAACGAGGGTACGATTGTGGCAATTGGTTCAGATGTTGAAGATGTGCAAGTTGGTGACTTCATCAAATATGGGAATGGGGACTATTTGAAGTGGCCCACTCACAAGATTGATGGGCAGGATTATCAAATCATTCAAGAAGCGGACATTTGCGCCGTTGTGGAGACTTAAATGGCTAAACCTGGGCTTTACGCCAACATTCACGCTAAACAAGAGCGCATCGAGCGCCAAAAGGCGGCGGGTAAGACCCCAGAGCGCATGAGGTCGCCTGGGGCAAAGGGTGCACCGACTGCCCAAGCGTTTAAAGAATCAGCCAAAACCGCTAAAAAGAAATGAAGAAGCACGACAAGCCCATTCCCCACAAGACCACGGGCAAGGGGAAAACCTACAACCCCACCGAAAAGGGTGCGGGAATGACCGCCAAAGGCCGTGCAGAGTACAACGCCAAAAATAATTCAAATCTCAAGCCACCAGCCCCAAATCCCAAGACCAAGGCAGATGCTGGGCGTAAAGCCAGTTTTTGCGCTAGGATGGAGGGGGTAGTCAAAAACGCCAAAGGCCCAGCGGAACGGGCTAAAGCATCCCTCAAAAACTGGAACTGTTAAAGGACACACATCATGGGTAACTCAGTAGCAATAGGCGCAGCATATCAAGATCAAGACCTTAAAGGGTCAACCACGTTATATGCCGCCGCCACATCAGGCCAGATTGGGTACAACACGGGTTCGCTTACGACTGCACCCGCAACTGTGACCCAAGCGACCAGCAAGTCAACAGGCGTGACCATCAATGCATCGGTGGGTCAAATTGTGACCAACAATGCAGCATTAGCGGCAGGGGCTGAAGCGGCTTTTGTGGTGACAAACAGCGCCATTTCTGCATATGACATTCCAGTAATTGCTATTGCAAGCGGTGCGGCAACGGCAGGAACTTACTTGATTTCTGTGGTGGCAGTGGCGGCTGGGTCATTTACTATTGTCATTACCAACGCAAGCACTGGTTCATTGTCTGAGGCATTGACCATCAATTTTGCAACCATTCACGTTGCCCAGGCATGACCCCAGAGGTCATAAACAAGCGTCTGGAAGAACTCCAGGCGCAAGCAAAGCAACAAGAGGCAGTCTTGATTCAGCTTTCGGGCGCGATTCAAGATTGCCACTATTGGCTGGGTGAGTTATCCAAGGAGAAGGCAAATGCCGCTGATAGCAAGTATGACCCCCAAGGCACTGAAGGCCAACATTAAGGCAGAAATCGCCGCTGGTAAGCCACCCAAACAAGCGGTGGCTATTGGATATTCAGTTAAACGTGAAGCTGAAAAAAAAGCCAAACAAAAGCCCAAAAAGTGAAAATAATTCAAAAGAAGGTCACAGAGCTAATTCCTTATGTAAACAACAGCCGCACCCACAGCGATGAGCAGGTGGCACAAATAGCGGCAAGCATTAAAGAGTTTGGCTGGACTAACCCAATCCTGGTAGATGGATCAAACGGCATCATAGCGGGGCATGGAAGGCTATTAGCTGCCCGTAAGTTGGGTTATAAAGAAGTTCCCACCATTGAACTGTCGGAACTGACAGAAACCCAAAAGAAAGCATACATCATTGCCGACAATAAATTAGCATTAAATGCTGATTGGGATAAAGAAATATTATCTATTGAATTAGGAACATTGCAAGGAGTTAATTTTAATATTAATTTATTAGGATTTGATGCAATTGAATTATCTGATTTATTTGATGAACAAGTTAAAATGCCAGAATCAAGTAGTGAAGAAATTGATGTAGATGAATACAATATGAATTGTAAATGTCCTAAATGTGGATTTGAATTTGATGCAAAAACCTGATTGCGCTTGGAACCTTACGGATTTGGCCGATGTGCCAAAGAATGGAATCAAAGTAATGAGCACTTTTGCCTGTGGCGGTGGCTCCAGCATGGGCTATAAACGCGCCGGTTGCGAGGTGATCGCGGCCAATGACATTGATCCTGAGATGGCCTGGCATTACCAATTAAATATCAAGCCAAAGCATTATTTCCTTTGTCCAATTAATGAATTGCTGAAAAAAGAATTACCAGAAGAACTTTACAACCTTGATATTTTAGATGGTTCGCCGCCTTGTTCTACTTTTAGTATGGCAGGCAGCAGAGAAAAAGCCTGGGGTAAAGACAAGCACTTTAGGGAAGGCCAAGCTAAACAAGTGCTATCTGACTTGTTCTTTGACTACCTCGATTTGGTTGGTAAGCTCAAGCCTAAAGTGGTTATTGCCGAGAATGTTAAGGGAATGCTAATTGGTAATGCCAAAGGCTACACCAAGATGATAATGACACGATTTAAGGAATTAGGTTATCGTCCGCAATTATTCCTTTTAAATAGTGCTGATTGTGGTGTTCCACAACGTAGGGAACGGGTTTTCTTTGTGGCCATCCGCGATGACATTGAAGTGCAGCCATTAAAATTAACTCCAAAACATAAATGGATAAATTGTGAAAATGCTACAAAAGATTTAAAAATAACTTTGAATGAATTGGAAGAAGTTAAATTTACTGCTAATACTGATTTAATTTGGTGGCCTAAAACTCGTCCTGGTGAAGATTATGGAGATGCTGTTAAACGTACTGGACAACCAGTTAAATTATGGAATAGTAAAAAACTTGATCCAAATACACCATCTTTAACATTAACCGCAACTCATACAATGTTTAAACATTGGAAAGAGCCAAGGCATCTAACATTTCGAGAATATGTAAGATTAGGTTCATTTCCTGATGATTATCAAGTCAAAACTGATAAGATAGGAAAATATATGATTGGCATGAGTGTTCCACCTAAAATGACTGAACAAGTTGCCCGTGCTGTAATAGATCAATGGTTAAATGTTAAACTTCATTAACATTTCCCCTCAATAAAAATGACAGAACACGAACCAACCGCTGAAATGAAAAAATTGGTTGAAAGCACCAGCGGATTAGGTTTGCCTCATGAGCAAATAGGTATTTTGGTTGGGATAGACGATAAGACGTTACGCAAACACTACCGGCATGAACTAGACATAGGCAAAGCAAAAGCCAATGGGCAAATAGCTAAAACGTTGTTTTCTAAAGCACTGGCTGGAGACACAACCAGCTTAATATGGTGGACAAAAGCGCAAATGCGCTGGTCAGAAACGGTCAAGCAAGAAGTCACCGGCGCTGATGGTGAGCCGCTACAAGGCATCCAAGTCACCTTTGTAAAGCCTAATGAGTGAAGTCCAAGACGCAATTGCAAGGGCAGAATTTCCTGTAAAGCTGGAAGGACTGTTCAGAAAAAGCCGTTACAAGGTTGCTTATGGTGGCAGAGGTGGTGCTAAATCTTGGGGCATAGCCAGGGCGTTGTTAATCCTGGGGGCCAAAAGCCCGTTGCGTATCTTGTGCGCTCGAGAGTTTATGACCTCCATGAGGGATTCGGTGCATAAACTGTTGTGCGACCAAATTGAAAGCCTTGGACTGCTGGGGTTCTACGAGATCACCCAGGCCAGCATTCGGGGCAAAAACGGCACAGAATTTAGCTTTATTGGCCTTAAAAACAATATTGCCAATGTAAAAAGCTACGAAGGTGTTTCAATTTGCTGGGTTGAGGAGGCACAAACGGTAAGCCGCTTGTCTTGGAATGTGCTGATTCCTACCATTCGTGCCGAGGGTAGCGAGATATGGATTTCATTCAATCCCGAGTTGGAAACAGACGAGACATATCAGCGGTTTGTGGCAAGCCCCCCAGAGGATTGCATCACCATGCGGGTGAACTGGTCGGATAACCCCTGGTTTCCCGAAACCCTGCGCTTAGAAAAAGACTCGCTAAAGAAAAGGGACGAGGAAGCCTATAACCAAGTTTGGGAAGGTCTATGTCGCCAAACTGTGGACGGGGCAATCTTTGCCAAGGAAATGCAAGCCGCCGAGAAGGATGGGCGCATCACCAAAGTGCCCTATGACGCAACCAAACCTGTCCATGCGGTGTTTGACCTAGGCTGGTCGGACAGCACCGCCATTTGGTTTCTCCAGTTTGTAGGCATGGAGACAAGGCTAATCCGATACATTGAGGACAGCCAGAAAACCATTAGCTATTACCTTGCAACGATGCAGACATATGGTTATGTGTACGATACCATTTGGTTGCCCCATGACGCTGAAAACAAAACCTTGGCAGCGGCGGGGCGGTCAATTGATGACATTGTGAGGGCGGCGGGGTATAAGACCAACATTCTGCCCAGAGTGCCGATTCTGGACTCTATTAACGCTGCCAGGACAATATTCCCCACCTGTTACTTTGACCGCGAACACACCGCCGATGGCTTGGCTTGCCTAAGACATTACCGTTACGAGGTTGACCCAGACACGGGGCAATTCAGCAGAAACCCTCTGCATGACCATTATTCCCACGGGGCAGACGCATTCCGCTACATTGCCTTAATGATCAAAGAACCACCCAAACGCAAGAAGCAAATGGTTGCCACAGCGGGAAGTTGGATGGGATAATTACCCAAAGGGGTTTATATGGCATACCAAGACGAAGATAACGCAAAAGACAAGATTTCAGAGGCGATCAAGTTCTGGCGCTTGGTCAATGATTCGGACTCCACAAACCGAGCCGAGGCGCTTAACGACATTAAGTTTGCCGCTGGCGACCAATGGCCCGTGGAAATCCAAAACTCACGCAATCTGGAAAGCCGCCCTTGTCTGACCATTAACAAGATCGATGCGTACATCCGACAGGTAACCAACCAGCAGCGTCAACAGCGCCCACGCATCAAAGTTCACCCCGTCAATAACCTTGCTGACTACAAGATTGCCCAGGTTATTGAGGGCATCACCCGTCACATTGAGGTCAATTCCAGCGCCGACACCGCCTACGACACCGCTTTTGACTATGCCGTGCGGATGGGCTGGGGTTACTGGCGCATAAATTACAAGTATGTAAGGGAAGATTCGTTCGATCAAGAAATCTACATTGATGCGATAGATAACCCTTTCACCGTCTATTTTGACCCTAACAGCATCAGGCCAGATGGTTCGGATGCTGAACGCTGTTTGATCACGACCGTCTTAGACAAAAAGATATTTCGGGAAATGTATCCAGGCGCTGATGATGGGGCTAACTTCCAGCAACGCAGCACAGGCGATGACACTGCCGCTTGGGTAACTAAAGAGGACATTCGGATTGCCGAATACTTTTGGATTGAGCGAGAGAGGGCCAAACTGTATTTGCTAAGTGATGGCACTTCTTCATTTGGGGATAGTGATGGATTCTTTGCACGGGTTGAGGCCGCAGGATTGACTGTGGTTGACGAACGGGAATCCTTCCGCAAAGCTGTTAAATGGGCCAAGATGACCGCCTTAGAAGTTCTTGAGGAAAAGACCTGGGCGGGTAAATATATCCCCGTTGTGCCCTGTTATGGCGCACAGGTCATTGTGGATGACAAGCGCAAGAAATACGGTCTGGTGCGGTTTGCTAAAGACCCCCAGCGGATGTACAACTTCTGGCGCACCAGCATGACCGAGAGCATTGCCCTTGCGCCTAAAGCCAAATGGGTGATGGCAGAGGGCCAAGACGAGGGGCATGAAAACGAATGGGCAATGGCTAATATCAAGTCAATGCCTGTGCTGAGATACAAGCAAAAAGACATTGAAGGTGTACCAGCGCCAGCGCCTCAGAGATTGCAACCCGAGCCGCCACCATCAGGGATTATGGAAGCTGCGGGGGCTATTTCTGCTGATTTGCAGATGGTGCTGGGTGTTCTTGACCCCAACCAATTGCCAAGCGGTAATATCTCAGGCAAGGCATTGGCGGGGCAACAGAATCAGGTTGATCTGTCAAACTTCCACTTTTACGACAATATGACCCGTTCCATTGCTCAAACTGGGCGCATCATTCTTGATCTAATTCCCAAAATTTACGACACCCAGCGGGTGATGCGGATTATTGGGTCGGATGGTCAGCCCGACATGACCACGATTAACGAGGCCAATGAAATTGGCGAGGTTTTGAACGATGTGACTGTGGGTGAATACGATGTGGTGATGGACACAGGCCCAGGATTCCAGACCAAGCGCCAGCAAGCGGTGGAATCCATGATGCCATTGTTGACGGGCAATCAGGAATTGTTCAATATTGCGGGGGATTTGGTATTTAGAAACATGGATTTCCCTGGCGCAGATGTAATTGCTGACCGCCTTGCCGCTATGAATCCAATGGCAAATATTGACGAGAAATCCGATATACCGCCAGAAGCCCAGATGCGTTTGGCACAGTCTGAACAGATGATTCAGCAACTGCAACAGCAATTGCAAGCGGCGGGTCTCGAGATCAATAACAGGGCGCAAGTGGCCCAGATCAAAGAAGAAGGCGCAACCAAACGCAAGCTGATGGAAGTGACCGCCAAGGCGCATAACACCGAAACGATGGCAGAGGTTCGGGTTAATGATCAGAATACCCGAAGCATCACTAGCCAGAATAAGACCGAAATTGATGCCCTGGTCAAAATCCTGTTGGCAAGAATGTCACCTAATCAATTGATGGGCGAGATTGAGCGATTGAACGCCGAACAGGGTCAATATGCACAGTTTGCCGCCCAGGATATTAGCCAGGGTGCTAGTCCCTTTATTCAAGGAATGCCGCAATAATTGACATAGACATGATTTCGGGTAATATCGCCCCAAACCTTACCAGTTGGGTCAACTGGGTAAATCCTTGGAGTAATCCATGTCCGAAGTGCAAGAAGCACCAAAAGTTGCCGCTAGTGTGGTGACAAGTGAAAATTTAGCTGAGTTCAACGCCAAGAAGATGGGTTTAGCTGACAGAGCGCCTGTTGAGGCTGTGGTTGAGAAAACTCCCACAGAGCCGACAGAAACGCAAAGCCAGAGTGAGCCACTTGGGGAAGATGAAGCGACAGCGACAGAGGAAAGAAAACGCAATCCAAAGCTGGAATTGAGGTTTGAAAAGATAACCAAGCAACGCGAAGAAGCTAGGCAAGAAGCCAAGCGGGAACGGGAAGCGCGGGAATCTTTAGAGGCTAAAGTTAGGGAATTGGAAGGTCGGGCAAAGCCGCAAGCAGAAACCCAACCAACTGGTGAACCCAAGCCAGAGAACTTCTCCGATATGTACGAGTACGCCAAGGCGTTGACAGACTATCGAGTTGAACAAAGGTTAGGCGAGGAAAAGCAGAAGGACGCACAGGCGAAACAGCAAGCCGAACGGGAAAAGGTCATTAGTGCCTGGACTGATCGGGTTAAAGCTGCCAAGTCTGAGATGCCTGATTTTGACGATATGGTTGGTTCTGCTGACGTTGTTGTGAGCAACGAAGTGCGGGACGCAATCTTTGAATCAGATGTAGGGCCAAGAATTCTGTATCACCTTGCCGAGAATCCCGAGTTTGCAGAGAAACTCTCAGGCATGACGGTGGCATCGGCTTTGAGAAGCATTGGAAAGCTAGAGGCCCAGTTTGAGAAAACTGAGCCCACATCTAAAACTGTTGTTGGGAAAAGTAAAGCGCCAGCGCCGATAAACCCAATCAGATCGGCGGCAAACGGCAGGGATGTGCCCCTTACCAGCGATGGTAAATTTGAGGGTACGTTTCAAGCCTACAAAGCCGCACGACTTGCTGGGCGAATCCGCTGACAATCAATCATTCTTTTGAAAGTAATGCAAAATGAGTAATAATCTTTTGACTATTTCAATGATCACCAACGAAGCGTTGATGGTCTTGGAAAACGAGTTGACCTTCTCCAGCGAGGTTGACCGTAACTATGACGATCAATTTGCCGTTAGCGGCGCAAAGATCGGTAACACTCTGAATGTCCGCAGACCTGGAAGGTTCCTAGGCAGCACAGGTCCTGCCTTGAACGTTGAAGACTTCAATGAAACCAGCGTACCTGTAACCTTAAGTACTCAGTTTCACGTCGACACCCAGTTTACGACAGTTGATTTAGCACTTTCGCTGGACGCATTTTCAGATCGAGTGTTGAAACCCGCTGTGGCAGCTATTGCCAACAAGGTGGACTTTGACGGTCTGACGATGGCAAAAAACAGCACCGCCAACATTGTTGGTACGGCTGGCACTCCTCCCACATCCTTGCTCACCTACTTGACCGCTGGTGCGTATTTGGACGCTGAAGGTGCGCCCCGTGATGGTCGCCGTTCATGTATCGTTGAGCCTTTCACGGGCGCAACCATTGTGGACAGCTTGAAGGGTTTGTTTGTTCCTCCCGATGTGATCGGCAAGCAATACCAAAAGGGCATGATGGGCCGTGATTCTGCTGGCATGAATTGGAAAATGGACCAGAACGTTGTGAACCAAACGTTTGGGTCTTATTCCACCGCGACTCTGGCTTGCGATACCGCAACGGGCACTGGCTTTTTGTCAACTGGTTGGGCACAAACCTCCACCATTGCATTGACCGCCACCACCGCTACTGCTGGTTTGCAAGTTGGTGACGTCATCCAGATCGCAAACATTTACGCTGTCAACCCCCAAAACCGTAGCGCATACGGTTCGGGCAAGCTGCGTAACTTTGTTGTGACCGCCGCCGCCACTGTCGCCACCTCTGGCACTACCTCTGTGACCGTCAGCCCCGCTGTCATCACTGGCGGTCAGTTCCAAAACGTGAGCGTTACCAGCACCAGTTCTACCGCTGTTGTGACCCCGTTCAACAAAACAGGTGTCGTGTCTCCCCAAAACATCGTGATGCACAAAAACGCATTCACCTTGGCTACGGCTGACTTGGAACTTCCTGATGGCGTTGTGTTCGCTGGTCGTGCAAGCGACAAAGAATTGGGTCTGTCATTGCGTGTCGTGCGTCAGTACACTATCAACAACGATTCAATCCCGACTCGCGTTGATGTGCTGTACGGCTGGGCGCCTTTGTACCCTGAGTTGGCTTGCCGCGTTGCAGCTTAACCATTAACTTTTGGAGAAAACATCATGGCAAATCCAGGCGCAGCAACCACTGTCACCAATCACCCCAGTAATTTGGCAACCAATCAGGCTTTGCGCTTGATTGCCTCTGCACAGGGCGTTAACCTCAACCTAGTTGCCGACACCATTGCACCAATCCTGGTGTCAGGCCGTGTCAGCGTTCAAAGCATCATCGTTACCAATGCCTCTATCAGCTTGGATACTGCTTATTTGGCAGTCTATACAGGCCCAGGCGCAACGGGAACGGCAGTCAAATCGACTTATGCTTTGTCGGGCAACACCACCGCCGCTAAAGTGGTTGTGACCGCAGCAACATCAACCGATGCTGTTACGGGCACACCCCTTTACATTCGCAACACCACCGTTCAAGGCGCAGCGGCTACCGCCGATGTGTTTATCTACGGTTACGACCTGACCTTCCTGCCTTAAAACGGCATGAACTAAGTGAAAGGGCCGCCCTCAAAAGGGGTGGCTTTTTCTTTTTCAAAGCATATAATTTGATGAACTGAAAGGCCAGCTATGTCAAGCAATTACGCACAGATTTCTGCAACTGCAAACATCAAAAATCAAGCCGCAAAATTAAAAGGCATTTTTTGTAGCAGCGCAACAAGTTCACCCACTGTCACTGTTTACGATACCCAAACCACTGGCACGGGCATGAAAATCATTGACACGTTTGTGTTGACAGCGGCGACAAACTATTCTTTTTACGATGGCATCACCACTGAAAACGGTCTGTATGTCGTGATTTCTGGGACTGCAAGCATTACCGTTTACTACGAGTAAGCCATGACCACAGCGGTCACCCAGACCACTAATTTTGTTCCTGTGCAGGGCGTTTTTGCGCCCGAGCCAACCTATGCCCTTCAGTATTTTGTTGGCCCTGCTGGAACGCCTTTTTATGGCCCTGCAAACGCCACGTTTACTAACATCAGCACGGTAACTGGGACGATCACCACAACCCCAACTGGCGACACAGACATTGCCAACAAAGGCTATGTGGATTCGGTGGCGCAGGGCTTGGATGTCAAAGCATCCTGTATTTACTCAACTACGGCAAACATTACCCTGTCGGGCTTGGCAGTCCAGGCCAATGGTGATTGGACTTCTACGCTGACCGCTGGGGATAGGATTCTGGTCAAGAATCAGACTTTAAGCCAGTTCAATGGCATTTATGTGGCGGCATCAGGCACTTGGGCACGATCTGCCGACATGAATACATGGGCAGAAGTTCCATCTGCTTTCACGTTTATTGAATCAGGCACAACCCTAGCAGATACAGGATGGGTTTGTACCTCAAACCAAGGCGGCACGATTGATGTGACCGCGATCAATTGGTCGCAGTTTTCTGGTGCTGGGTCTTACTTGGCGGGTACTGGATTAACCCTGACGGGCAACACATTCAGCATCACCAGCACAGGGGTGACTGCGGCGGCGTATGGGTCGGCATCATCTGTCGGGACTTTTACGGTTAACGCACAAGGTCAATTGACTTTGGCGGGAAGCACCAGCATTGCCATTTCGGGCACTCAAATCACCAGCGGCACGATTGATAGCGCCAGATTGTCGGGCAGTTATTCGGGCATCACGGGTTTGGGGACACTGACCAACTTGACGGTGACCAACACCATCACGGGGTCGGTATCTGGCAACGCTGCCACGGCAACATCTGCCACCAATATTGCAGGGGGCACTGCTGGGGCGGTTGTCTACCAAAGCGGTTCTGGCGCAACAGCCTTTTTGAGTGCTGGCACAAATGGTCAAGTATTGACTTTGGCATCAGGTATCCCGTCTTGGGCAACGCCAACTGTTGGCACGGTCACATCGATTGCTCAAACATTTACAGGCGGCATCATTTCGGTTGCTGGTTCACCCATCACCACAAACGGCACTTTGGCGCTGACTGTGGCGGGTACAAGTGGCGGCATTCCATATTTCACAAGCGGCACGGCCTGGGCATCATCTGCGCTGTTGGCTGCAAATGCTTTAATGGTTGGTGGCGGGGCTGGTGTAGCGCCTAGCACAGTCACAACAGGAACTGGGGTGGTTACTGCCCTTGGCGTGAACACAGGCACTGCTGGGGCTTTTGTGGTCAATGGCGGGGCTTTAGGCACTCCATCTAGCGGCACGGTCACCAATTTGACGGGCACAGCCGCAATAAACATCACAGGCACAGCAACCAACTTGGCGGGTGGGGCTGCGGCATCTATACCCTACCAATCAGCGGCGGGAACAACAGCGTTCTTGGCCTCTGCTGCGGGGGATGCCAACAAGGTTCTGCAATCTAACGGCACAAGCGCCCCAAGTTGGGTTGTTCCCACCGCTTATGCCACTGTCACAGATGACACGACCACAAATGCGGTGCGTTATCCCTTGTTTGCTAATCAGACAACGGGAAATCTGACCACAAACTACGTCAGTTCCACAAAATATAACTTCAACCCAAGTTCTGGATTGCTGACCGCCACAGGATTTAGCGGGTCAGGGGCAAGCCTGACAAGTCTTCCAGCGGTTCAGTTATCGGGCACGATTCCCAGCGCGGTTTTGGGCAATTCAAGCCTGTATATTGGGACAACCTCAATTGCTTTGAATCGGTCAAGCAGCGCCCAATCCCTGACAGGGGTAAATATTGACGGTTCGGCAGGGTCTGCTACGACAGCGACAACCGCAACAAATGCAACAAACGTGGCGGTTACTGATGACACCACCACAGCGGCAGAAATGTATCTATCCTGGGTGACCACAAGCACAGGAAATTTGCCAATCAAGGTATCATCCACTAAACTCAAATTTAATCCATCCACGGGCGTTTTAACCGCTACTGGCGGGGTCACAGGGGGCACATTCTGATGTGGAAAATCTTGGAAATCCAAGCCGATGGCGACCTGATCACAGGCGCACGGTATTTCTGCGCTAAAAACGGTGTGGAAACCGAGGGTTGGTGGAAGTTTGCCGAGCCAAAGTTGACCATTCCTTTTGCTGATGTGACCGAGGATATTGTGATCGGCTGGGTGACCGCCGGCATTGGCGCACAGGTTGAGGCCCGATTAGATGAACAAGCTGCGTCAGCCCCACGGGTTGTTGTCGCCCCCTGGTTGCCCCAGGTCTTTACACCGAGCATTTGAGGAATCAATATGGCAGTATTTTTATCACCAATTGGCGGGGCTGGGTGGCAGTTTTTTAACAACGATGGCACGGTTTTGTCGGGGGGATTGTTGTATACCTACACAGCAGGAACAACAACGCCGCAAGCCAGCTACACCACAAGCGCTGGAAACATAGCACATTCAAATCCAATCGTTTTAAATTCCGCTGGGCGTGTGCCAACTGGAGAAATTTGGTTAATTGCCACTCCATACAAGTTTTCAATTTTTACGGCAGCAAGCACATTAATTGCGACTTACGACAATATTTCTGGCATTGGTGCGGCAGAGTATCAAGTACAAAATTTTACAGGCACAGGATCGCAAACAATATTCACATTGAGCAATCCATCATTGGGTGAAAACTTTACCTTTGTATACATCAATGGCGTGTATCAACAGAAAAACACATATACCGTGTCTGGCACAACACTAACGTTTTCTCAAGCACCGCCATACACTTCATCTATTGAAGTCATGTTCAATTAAGGTTAAACATGGCACAAACAGGCTTTACCCCCATCCAACTGTATTCGTCAAGTACAGCAACCAATGTGCCGTTAGCGGCAAATCTTTCCACGGGCGAATTGGCAATAAACATCACCGATGGCAAACTGTTTTATAAAGACAATGCGGCAGCGGTTCAAGTTATTGGTTGGAAAGTTGTCCCAGCTACTGCTGGCGGCACGGGGCAAACATCTTATGCGGTGGGTGACTTGCTTTACGCTGACACCACTACAACGCTTGCAAAACTTGCTGATGTAGCCACGGGCAACGCGCTTATTTCTGGTGGTGTATCAACTGCGCCAAGCTGGGGTAAGGTTGGTCTTACAACCCATGTTTCTGGTGTTTTACCTATTGCCAACGGCGGCACAAACGCGTCCACCGCCAGCATTACATCGTTTAACAACATAACGGGTTATTCGGCATCAGGCGCAACAGGAACAACCAGTACCAATTTAGTATTTAGCACAAGCCCGTCAATTACCACACCAACATTAGTTGGAGATGCAACATTAAGCACAGGAAATTTAATCCAAGGCACAGCAGCTAAAGGCATCAATTTCACAGCTAACACCCCCGCATCGGGCAAAACAAGTCAGTTGCTGAATTGGTATGAGGAAGGCACGTTTACGCCTAGCTTGGCATTTGGTGGGGCAACCACAGGTATAACATATGGCGCACAAACAGGGTATTACACACGAATTGGTCGCCAAGTAACTTTGCAAATTCGCATTTTATTGACTTCTAAAGGTTCTGCAACGGGCATTGCAACTGTTGGTGGTTTTCCATACAACTCCGCAGCTGGAGTTTTTCCTGCTGCAATTGTTGACCCATCTGCTGATTTTGTTGGTTTAGTGGTGGGCGGCGCTACTTTTGTTTCTATTTCTAACGATACGATATATTTTTTGCAGCAAACTGCAACGGGTCGAACAACAATGAGCCAAGTAAATTTTGGCAATACGGCAGATTTTCGGTTTGCCATTACTTATAACGTCTAAGGATTAAAAATGTCTTTGACCAAAGTCACCTATTCAATGATTAAAGGGTCAACCTTTAACGTGCAAGACTACGGCGCTGTTGGTAATGGGTCAACTGACGATACCGCAGCAATTCAAGCGGCGGCGGCGGCAATCCAAGCGGCTGGCGGCGGGACGCTGTACTTTCCAGCGGGTACATATTCTGTGTTTGGTAGCACGACAGGCACATTGTGTTCATTCACAGGATTAAACGGTATAGCTTGCATTGGTTACGGCGCAACAATTGCAGTTCCAGCAGCTAAAACCATCACTGCATCAGAAGGCACATTCTTTCTGTTTAGCGGTTGTATTAACATTCTTGTTGATGGATTTGCAACAGATGGGCCTGTGTTAGACGTAAGCAGCGTCACGGTTAAAGGCTATGAGTTTGTGCGATGTCTTAGCGGTTGCAAAAACATTGCCTTGCCAAACAACAAAGTAAAAAACTCTTTGGCTGGTTTTGTTACGTCTAAAGCCGCTGGCGATGCAAATACTCTGCGTTCGCAGAACATTTGGATTGGCGTGCTTGATGTTGAGAATTGCTGGTACGGCGTAAATGGTCAGTATTCTGGCGATTTCATGCAAGTGGACTTGTTGCGTACCAACACCATCCATCGGTCATATTTTGTTTATGGTGCGTCAAACCTTAAAGCCAAAATTCTTTCAAAAAATCATAAAGCAAATGACGTTTCAGTAACAACGCTGAGTGGTCTTGCTGTTGTCAATGTAGATATTGATTATTGGAGTACAGAAGATTCTACAAGTTGCGGCGATGCGATAAAAGTGCAAATTGGATTTGCAAATGAAACCGCCAGCACAATGCGTAATGTTCGCATCAATTTGAATATTGCATACGCTGCAAGTGGTAACACAGGTAGCAGTGCATTGGTGATAACTAAACTGAATAATTCTGCAAACCCAGACCCAACTGATCGCGGTCATATATTGGACAATCTTGTTGTAACTGGAACCATTACAGGTTCACAATCATACAACTATGGTGGAGTCATTATTACTGAAACGCAAGCAACATTTGGGACGGGAGATTTTTTCCGCAATATGGCGTTTGAAAATTTGCGGATTACTGGTGTTAACGGTTTTTCACAAATAAATTTAACGTTTGGGAATGTGCAAGATAACATCTTGTTTAAAAACGTTTACAACAATTATTCCATTCTGATAAAAAATAGTGCAGCAGATTCTCGTTTGCCGTATGTTGCAACGACTGAACTTATTAACGTTAAATGCCCTAATCTTTATGAACTAAATGGTGCAGCCCAGCCATTGTTGATTTTGCGCGGTACTGCCGCACCAGACACTGTGCGAACAGGTTGGTCAGGGAAAACAATTGGAAATCTTGGGATTGGCGGTGGTGCAGTATGGAATCTGCCTGTGGCTGCCCCAGGTTTAACCTATCGGTTTGTGCGTAATGACACGCAAGTTTTTGACATTGACCCCAACGGCACAGAACTTATTCGCGGTGGTTCTGCGGGGCAAATGCTTCGCATGAATACGGCGGGAAACCAAGTTGTTTTGGCTTGCTACATTGCTGGCATTTGGGAGGTTGAATCATCCCAAGGCGCTTACACATTTGTTTAAAACTGGAGAATTGAAATGGCGTTCAAAAAAGAAATTACTTTAACCAATAATTTTGGCGATGATGTAGTTTTTAAAGACGTATACATCAAAGTTGGCAAATTGGCTGGTAACAAAGAACAAATGGGTGTGACTGTATTTTTTTACAGAACGCAAGACGGTCAAATTTTGCAAAGCAAAAATTATTCATTTGTTCCTGTTTTAAATGAAAGCAATTTTATTGCCCAAGCATATAAACATTTAAAAACCTTGCCAGAATTTGCTGATGCAGATTATTGTTAAATAATATTAGGAAAATATTATGTTTGAAAAACAAACCGTTGTTGACCGCATTGAAGTGCTGGCAGATCAGACTGTCGCTGTGCGGTATGTGGTGACTGTCACTGAAGATGGTTTACCTTTTGCCGAGCAAGTAAAAGGCAATTACTTCAAGCCAGGGGACGATTACAGTGCCGAGGATGCAAAGGTGCAAGTTGTTTGCGCTGCTGTGCATACGACTGAAGTAATTGCGGCTTACAAAGCGGCACAATTGCCACAAGGATAAGCCATGACCCAGCCGATTGACATCATCACCCGAGCCATGAAGGACATTGGCGCTGTCGCCGCTGGTGAAGTGCCAACGGCAGACGAGGCGCAAGATGGACTGGATATGCTTAACGACATGATCGCCCAATGGTCGAATGAAAACATGATGGTTTTCTATCGGTCAGAGATCATTTTTATGACCACGCAAAACCAAGTGCAATACACCATTGGCCCAAGCGGTCAGATGGGTGCGACATTCACGGGGTCGATTGCTGGCACAACCTTAACCGTTCCTGCCAATGCGGTGACCGCTGGCGGCATTAACATTGGTCAGACGCTATCAGGTACAGGCATCACATCGGGGACAAGGATTGTGGGCTTTACAACGGGCGCTGGCGGCAATGTAAACGAGGGCGGGACATATACCCTGTCCAGCAGTAATACCACGCCCACGCCAGCTTTCACGGGGTCTATCAGCGGCACAACTTTAACTGTGAGCGCCATTTCTGCTGGTTATTTAGGCGTTGGTTCTGTGATTGCTGGAACTGGTGTTACCGTTGGAACTACGATTACAGCGTTTGTAAGTGCTTCTGGCGGGGTTGGAACATATACCGTTTCGGTTTCCCAAACTGTTGGCAGCGTTGCAATGACGGGAACGATTACGCCTTTCCCAATTTCTGCCTACTATGAGCGCCCGCTAACGATTGAATCTGGCTTTGTGCGTGTTGCCACCATGCAGGGCGGGTCAAACATTGCGGGTGGTTATCTTGACTATCCTTTGTCGATTCTGAGCCTTGAGGAATACGAATCTATTGGCATCAAGCAATTGAACGGCCCTTGGGCAAAAGCGATTTATTACCAACCATCCGAGTTGCTGGGGACAATTTATGTCTATCCCAACCCGTCCCAGGGTGAATTGCACTTATTTACCCAGACAATTTTTAGAGAATTCGCCACGCTGAACGACACCATCCAGCTACCCCAGGGTTACAACATGGCGTTGCGCTGGTGCTTGGCTGAACGCCTGTTACCAATGTTTGGCAAAGTTAATCAGGTGCAAATTGCCATGATCAACGCTTATGCAGGGCAAGGCAAAGCCACGGTCAAACGCACCAATATGCGCCCACCCCAGATTGCCCGATACCCTGACAGCTTGATGGTTGGCAGGGCTAAAGATGCTGGCTTCATTATGGATGGAGGATTCCGATAATGCCTGATTTTGGTTTTGTCGGCACATCCTACGTTGCGCCATCTATCTACCAAGGCGATCAAGAATGTATCAATTTCTTTGCTGAGATTGATACATCTAAGCAGCCTGGGGACAGGGGTATTGTGGCGCTATACCCTACGCCTGGGCTAACTCAAGAAGCACAACTTCTGGCGGCAGAGGTGCGGGGTTTGCACACCATGTCGGGCGAAACCATCTTGATTGCGGTGGCGGGGAATCTGGTCTATCGGGTTAGCACGGCATTTGTTGCCACTCAGATCGGGACGCTGACCACCAACACGGGACAGGTATCCATATCTGACAACATTGACAATACATATGGCTTGACTGCTTACATTGTGGATGGGCCTAATCGATATACCTGGGTTGTGTCAACCAACACATTTACTCAATTGCCGCCAACTGATGGCCCTTGGCAGGGTGCATCGGTGGTTGATGTGGTTGACAACTACAACATTTACAACGAGCCAGGTACGCAGAACTGGGCGTGTACTGATCTAGGGTCTAGTCTATCCACCCAAGCCCTGTATGGCACGGCTGATGGGTCATCTGACCTGTTGGTGACGCTGATTGTGAACCAACGTCAGGTTTATTTGATTGGAGAAATTACTACTGAAGTTTGGACAGATGTGGGCAATGTAATCTCAGGGATTACGACTTTTCCTTTTCAGCGAGTGCCAGGAACTTCAAGTCAATCAGGTATTGATGCCAAATTTTCATTGGCGCGATTGGGCGAGACTTTTGTTTGTGTGGCAAAAGACACCCGAGGTTCGGCAACCATCGAAATGATGCAAGGTTATACCTGGGTCAGAATCAGCACCCATGCCGTTGAACAGTCATTGGTGGATTCAGTTACCTCTGATGCCATTGCCTATACCTACCAGATTGAAGGCCATGAAATGTATGTGGTCACATTCCCCAGCGTTGGGGAATATGGCCTTACTTGGGTTTATGACCTGTCAACCAAAAGCTGGCACAAGTGGTTGTCTTGGGATTCAAATCTAGCGGTTTACAAGCGCCATCGGTCAAACTGTGCGGCATTCTTTGCCAATAAAAACATCGTTGGTGACTTTGAAAACGGCAAGATTTACAGTCTGGACAACGCTGTATATACAGACAACGGCAACACAATCCGCAGACTGCGCCGAGCCGTTCACCTGACCCAAGACTTACAACGTCAGTATTTTGATTCTTTCCAGATTCAGTTTCAGCCAGGGGTTGGATTGAATACGGGTCAAGGACAAGACCCCCAGGCCATGCTGCGCTGGTCAAATGATGGCGGGTCTACTTGGTCAAATGAGCATTGGGTAAGCATCGGAAAAATGGGTGGATATGTCAATCGTGCTTTGTGGCGGCGCTTGGGCTGGTCACGGGATAGGATTTTTGAGGTGGCGATAAGTGACCCTGTGAAGGCGGTAATTGTGTCTGCCGAACTCAAAATGTCTGCTGGGGATAACTGATGGCAACCGCACTCCCAAACAGCAACATCAATATCCCTTATTCGGCGTTTCTCGATGAAACCACGGGACGGCCCAGCATTCCTTGGTTGCAATGGTTGATGAATCCCAACATTATCACGATGAATGTGGCAAACACCAATATCACGGGTGGAACAATCACAAATGTCACCATCACCAACAGCATAATTAACAGTTCCACCATTGGCCTCACAATCCCTGCGGCGGGTAAATTCACCGATTTCACGGCCTTAAACGGGGTCAAAGGGGGCACGTTTTGAACGACCTTGACCTCCCTAGCCATGTTTCACGGGAACAAATAGAAAGCCTCCAGGCCCAGATGGCAACCATGCCACAGGCTGAATTGGTGACAGAACACCAGTTTAGCCCTGGGATGTATATGCGAAAGTTGTTTCGCCCTGCTGGGACGTTGATTGTGGGCAAAGTTCATAAAGAACCCCACTTCTTTTTATGTGCTAAAGGCGAGATAATCGCATGGACAGAAAGCGGCATGAAGCGCCTCCAGGCGGGGGATGTGATTGAATCCAAGCCTGGGACAAAGCGGGTGACTCTGGCTGTGACTGATGCCATCGGCATTACGATTCACAGAACTGATAAAACCGATCTTGACGAGATTGAAGCCGAATTGATTGAGCCAGACCCATCAGCGTTGTTTGATGCTAGGAACAAGCTAAAAATAACTGTTGATGAAAATAGGGGATTGACATGACTTGGATTGTTTCAGCAATTGGGCCAACTGGTACTGCCATTTTGGGCGGCGCATTGCTTGGCGCATATGGAAGTAGTCGGCAAGCTGGTGCAGCATCACAAGCCGCTGATTTGCAATCACGCGCAACGGCTGATGCCGCCGCCCAACAACGGGCAATGTTTGACATTCAGAATGCCCAACAAGAACCATACCGCACGGCTGGATATGGTGCTTTGTCAAGAATTGGCACGATGTTGCCTGATTTCACCAAAATGCCAGCGGCATATAAAGATTTCACTGCCGCCGATCTGCAAACAAACCTTGCCCCAAATTATCAATTTATGCTTGGTCAAGGTCTGGGCGCAACCCGTCAGGCATTAAATGTTGGTGGTGGTGGGTCTAACGTTGAGCGAGGCGGGATTAAGTTTGCGGAAGATTACGCAAGCAATGCCTACCAAAACGCCCTGCAAAACTATATGGCACAAAAAACCCAAGCGTTTAACCAAGAACAAACTGGCACAGGAAATGTATTTAACAGATTAGCAGCTATTGCGGGTATTGGGCAAACATCACAAGGTCAATTGCAAAATCTTGCACAAACCACTGCTGGCAACATTGGTCAACTGGGCATTGGGGGCGCATCTGCCATTGGTGCTGGTCAAATTGGATCTGCAAACGCGATGGCAGGGGGTTTGCAGGGCATTGGTAATTCTTTGACCTTGGCTGGTTTGATTCGACCAAGCAGTTCTAATGTTTCGGGTAGTAACTTTATGAACCAATACAACGCAATTGGGGCGGCATAAACATGGCAACTTTTAACGTTCCAATGCTTGGCACAGAAATTAAGCCTGTGCCCCAGACTTCCCTTGCCGATATGCTTGGCATAGCAAGGGGGGCGCAAGCCTATCAGCAAGCCGAACAGATCAACCCGCTGGCGTTGCAGCAACAACAACAAGCCGCCCGCACGGGACAAATTGCTTTGTCTGTTGAAGAACAAAAAGACTTAGAGCGCAAAAATCTTCAATATTTGATTGGCAAAGAACCACAAAAGTTAATGACAGATGGTGTTTATGACCCATCAAAAGCCACATCAGAAATTTTAAGAATAGCGCCATTGACAGGTATGGCACAACTTAAAGACATAGCGGGTTCGTTTGGCGCACAAGAAACCTTTAAGACCGCTCAAACAGGCACACAATCAGCACAAATGGATTTTGCTAATAAGCAAGTGCTTGGCGTTGCTAGTCGTTTGACGGGACTAATTAACAACCCATTGATCATTGCGGCAGAGCAAAACCCCAATGAAATAGACAAAACCAAATTAGAAGCAAGGGTCAAAAAGTACGCTGAAGAACAAGCGGTTGCCTTGGATATCCCTAAAGAAAAAGCCGATCAATTGATTGGCCCATATCTTGAGCAAGCCGCAACCAACCCAGCGGGATTGCGTCAATTCTTAAAAGATAAATTATTGGCAACCCTTGACCAAGGTTCAAGATTGACCGCAATGCAACCAACTGGAGTTGGTGTAAACACAGGTGCTGGTGGCGCTACTGTGCAAACAGGTTTGTTTGGTCAACAACCGCCTGGAACGGCATTGCCTGGAACTACATTTGAAACACAACTGCCGCCAACAACTGAAATTGTTAATCCAATCACGGGTGCAAAAAAATTGATTGGCCCAATGTCAATGCGGCCCAAAGAAGATTTAACCACAAGCGTTGGCCCTGCACAGGCAGGATTGCTTGGCGCTGCTGGAACATCAATTGGAGAAGATTGGGCAAAAACTGTTGCTGATGCAAAAGAAGCGCAGCCACGAATTGCTATATTCCAAAACATCAAGAAATTTGCCCCTGATTCATTTACTGGGACTGGTGGTCAACGCAAAGAATTGGCGGCGGGTATTCTTAACGCCATCGGAATATCTGCATATGAAGCAGAAAAAGTCAGCACCGAAGAATTGGCTAAGAACTCTGCGTTGCTGGCGTTGGCTGGGGGCAATACAGATGCATCACGGGCTTTGGCAGAAATTGCCAATCCTAATAAAAAGCTAAACGAAAAAGCTATTTTGGCAATTGCTGATCAAATGATTGGCATTGACAAAATGAAGGCGGCTAGAGAAGCATTTTTATCGCCAGTTCAAAATGATGCTGTGCAATATGCCCAAAGACAGAGGCAATTTAACAGTCTTTCTGACCCACGTTTGTTCCAAGAAATGTCTAGGGAAGATGTGGAAAAACTTAGAAAGTCTATGACACCAGCAATGCAAGCTGAAATGAGCGCCAAAATCAAGCAAGCCAAACAGTTGGGGATAATTCCATAATGGCAACACTCGCTGAACTTTGGGATGCGCCAGCAGACGCTTCCCCCAATCGCATACCTTCTAATGTGCAAGCACAGCGAGATCAGGGGGCGGCAGCTATTTTGCAAGCTGAATTAAAAAAAGCTCAATCTGATTTAGCCCGTGCAACTGACCCAAAACAGAAACTGCGATTAGAGGCAGATATTGCTGGATTGACTAGAGAAATATCCCGTGCGCCAGCAAGCAAAGGCCAACCTATGGCAGCGCCTGTTGCACCAGCCGCCCAAGCTATGGCGCAACCACAAGCTGCGCCACAAGGCACATCCTTTGCTGATCTTTGGGAATCTACTGCGCCATCAACTGAAACCGCTAAAGAAACTACGCAAGAACCTGCTAAAAATATTGCCACATTTGCTGGCACAAGGGGCGACACAGGCATATCTGGTGATGTGAGTTTGCGCCAGATAAAAGAAAAATTCTTAGGCAAGTCACAACCTGTCAATCTAGAAGATTACAAAAACCTAGAAAAAACACTTAGACCTGGAGATCAATCAGCAGACTTGCGCCCTCTATATGAAGTGCCAAGGGCTATTGCACAGAATCTGGCGGCATTGGTTGCTGGAGGATATGCTGGTTTAAAAGCTGGTTCTTTTGAACAAGCAAATGCAATACAAAAAGAAATCCAAGACAAATATGGATATGAGCCTAATTCGCCCATATCTAAAAAAGTGCTTGAATTGTTGAATTTGCCTGTGGAATATATTGTTCAACCAGTTGGCAAATTTGCTGGTGACATAGCCCAATCTGTCACAGGTTCGCCTACGGTTGGCGGTATTATTGCTGGCGCTGTGGAAACCGCACCCATGTTGTTGGGTTTGCGTAGAGGCCCACCAGCGGCAAAACCAGCAGGAACAATTGAAAATGTTTCACTTTTGGAACGGCAAAAAGCGGCAATGTCTGACCCCAATTTGCCGCCATCAGTACGGGCGGCAGTAGCAGAAAAAACCGCCAAGGGTGAGGTAATGACACCCGAGCAAATCCAAGCGCTACAAGCCCAATTTGAGGCCAGCAAAGGGCAGATTAAATCCACATCACCATTAGCACCAGCGGTGGGGGCAACGGCGGCGGCGGTTACTGGGGCGCAACCATTGAAAAGCGTGGGGGCGGCGGCTGTGCCTGACAGCGCAACCATTGCACAGGCATTGTCTGTGGCAAGCCCAGAACTACGGGCGGCGTTGGCAGGAAAAAATCTAGACACATCGTTTATTCGGCACATTGAGGCCGATTCTTTGCCCATCCAAATGCGTTTGACAGAAGGTCAATCAACGGGCGACATTATCAAAATTTCACAAGAACAGAATCGCAGAGGCAAAGACCCAGAATTGGCACGGCGATTTAATGAGCAAAACGGGCAATTGATTGAAAACATCAATGAAATTCGCCAACGTGCCGCCCCTGATGTATATGGAACTAAAACCATAGAGAATAGTCAAGCCATCATTGATCGATACAAAACGATGGATGAGGCTAGTAATGTAAAAATTCGGGACGCATACAAAAAATTAGAAGAAGCTAACGGCGGCAAATTCCCTGTGGATGGGGTTGCCCTTGCCAACAATGCAGAGGCGCTTTTAGGTAAAAAACTTAAAACAGAGTTTTTGCCATCATCTATCAAATCGCAGTTGGATAGGTTTAAAGCTGGCGAACCTATGACTTTTGAACAGTTTGAGGCCATGAGGACAAACATTGCTGCTGAAATTCGCAAAGCCGAGCGCAGCGGAGATGGCAATGCAGAAATGGCGTTAAGCCTTGTGCGTCAAACTTTGGAAGATTTGCCTTTGGAAAAAGGCGCGGCTGGCGCTTTGAAGCCCATAGCAGACCAAGCCAGGACACTTGCTAAACAACGTTTCAAAATGCTTGAAAAAGACCCTGCTTACAAAGCGGCGGTTAACGACACGGTGGCGGCTGATAAGTACATTGACAAGTTTGTGATCAATGGTGTTAATAAAAACATCCGCACAATGGTTGATCATCTTGGTCGCAATTCTGAGGCCCACCAGCACATGGCGGCTGGCACAACCAACTGGCTAAAAGACAAAGCTGGCATCGTTGATGAAACAGGTAATTTTAGTCAAGCCGCTTACAACAGGGCTTTGAAAAAACTGGATGATGTCAACAACTTGCAAGAAATCTACACGCCAGAGGCAGCGGGTCAATTAAAAACTTTGGGCAATGTGGCCCGATACACGCAATTCCAGCCCCGCGGTGCGTTTGTGAATAACTCCAACACCTTGGTTGGCGCTATGGCTGAACGAGCAAAACAAGCCATTGGCGCAGGGGCAGAGGGCGGTTTAAATTATGTTTTGCCTGGGTTGCAGTTGGGAACGACTGTGATGGAAATGAGGGCAAGACGAGCCGCAGAAGCTGAAACCCGTAAAGCCTTGGAATTGGGCGCTGGCACAACCAAACAAACAGGCAAGAACAAACTTGAAGATTTGAACAAATGATGTCTGACATAGACCTTGTTAAATACGGCGTTCTTTGGCAAAAGGTCGAGGACTACGAGCGCCGATTTGATGACATGGACAAGAAGATGACCAAGATGGAAGGCCAGCTAGAACAACTGGTTGCGCTTGCCAATCAGGGTCGAGGCGGGTTTTGGGCTGGCATGGCGTTGGTGTCTGCCATTTCTAGTGCGATGGGTTATGTGTCCCACTGGTTAGGAAAATCAAATTGACCCCATCACAGCGTTTGCCCTTTGCAAATCTGCCTATGAGGGAATTAAAGGTTGTGTCGCTGTTTACCAGGACTTAAAAAAAACTGGTAACGATCTGACTAAGATCACGAGCGAGGTTGGCGGTGCATTGTCAAACTTCTTTAAGGGCCAAGCCGAACTGGAATCTGGGCATGAAAAAGCAGAGTTTCAACGGGAAGAAAACAAACGCAAAGGAATCAAGGACGATCTAGCCACCCAAGCCATTGACAATGTGATGTTTCTCAGGCAGACCAAGCAGTTTTACGCCGACTTGGAGAGAATGGTGCGCTGGGAGATGGGGCAACCTGACCTATGGCATGAAATCGTTGATGAATATCAGCGGTTACTTGATCAAAAGGCAGAGGACAATGCAAGGGAACTGCACAAAAAACGGGTGGCAGAATGGCGGCGACAAAGGTTAAAAAATCAGATTCTGGACAGGGCGCTGGAAACAGTGCTGGTTCTTTTCGTAGCCGTGTACCTGATTATCCTAATGTGGATGATAAGTCTGCATCATCGGGGCCGCTTGGGTATGTTTTTGTCTTGATACTGTTTGTAATTGTGTTTGCGTTGATCATGCCTGTGATCGGGATGATGTATGTGGACACAATGGTTGTAAAGCGAGAGGCCAAGGCCCAGATGGAAAAGACTGAAAAACTCCAAAAGCAAATTGAAGCTGAAAGGAAAAAAGATGCTAACCCTGTTCTCAAGCCTAATTAGTTTTTTGATGGGTGGTCTGCCCAAAATCCTTGAATTTATCCAAGATCGTGCCGACAAAAAACATGAATTGGCATTGGCTGAAATGCAGACTGAAAGGGAACTAACCCTAAAAAAAGCTGGCTTGGAAGCACAGGAACGCATTGAGCATATCCAGACTGAGCAGATACAGATTAACGCAGAGGTCACCAATGCCCAGACCGCCATGCAAGAACGCCAAGCCCTGTACGCCCATGATGTGGCGCTAGGCCAAGGCGCATCAACTTGGGTGATAAACATGAGGGCGGCAACCCGTTCGGTCATCACCTACGGGATGTTTGTCATGTTCATGTTTGTTGAGATTTTTGGCTTTTACTACGCATGGCACACTGATGTGGCTTTTGATTTGGCGATAAATCAATTGTGGGATGACGAAACACAAATTATTTGGTCTTGCATCGTGTCGTTCTGGTTTGGCGGTCAAGCGTTCAAAAAATGAACGTCAGCGCCCAAGCTGTGGAAATGATTAAGCACCATGAAGGGGTGAGGTTTAAGCCTTACCGATGCCCTGCAAAACTTTGGACGATTGGAGTTGGTCATGTACTTTACCCAGATCAAGGCAAGATGCCTATTGATCAAAGAGATGGTTATTTGCTACGCCCAGAAGATAACCGCACGTTTTCAGCGGATGAAGTAAACGCCATTCTCAGAAGCGATCTTGCAAGGTTTGAACGTGGAGTACACACTTTATTTCCTGTCGATCTCAGCCAAGGGATGTTTGATAGCCTTGTTTCTTTTTCTTTTAACTGCGGCTTGGGAACAACCCAGCGTTCAACGCTACGCCAGAAGGTGCTTAGAGGCGACAAGACGGGCGCTGCGGATGAATTCCTAAAGTACACCAAGGGCGGTGGCAAAGTCTTGCCAGGGCTGGTTAAACGCCGCCAGGATGAACGGACGCTATTCCTCCATCCATAACAGGATTTGAACAAATACCCAAGCGACTGCCACCACAACGGCAGCGCCTAAGCACAGGATTAGAAACAATCCGATCACATGACCCCCCGCATTTCCCATCCTGCTAAAAAGTAACTCCATCGACCTTGCATGGCAGGGTTGGCATATCTGCCTTTAACCATCTTTAAATCATCTTCTGTGTAGCCTTTGCCCGTCATTAGGGCAATAAAAACTTGTCGTGCTTTCATTTCTTCATTCCTCTTACATAAGCTGCAAATGATTGAACGGTGTCCCGTCCAAATGGCCCAGCAAACTTGTCCAGTTCTTGGGCCACCTCCTCAATTACGGCATTGCGTTCAGCGTTTTCAGCAAAGCGCATGATCTGGTGTTTGCGTGAACCCTGCAAACCCCAATCGCCTTGTCTGCGACTGAGTTCCTCAAATGCTTCATCTTCTTCATTCATGCCAAATCCCCAAAAACACGCCATTCCCTTTCCTGGCGCTTAGATTTAGATGCGACTGTTTTGCCTGTCAAACCAATCAGTCCCAGCGTTTCTAGTTCTTTTAAACGCCTAGCCACTTGGTTGCCATCCAGCCCTGTGTGGGTTGCAATTCCATCTTTGCCCAATGGCCCATGTTGGACAAGGCATTGAACAATGATTAAACCGTGTTTTTTAGCCAATTCCTTGGCTGAATCCGCTGCCACAAATGAGGTTAGCGGGTCAGATTTACGCACTCGAGGAAATATGAAATCAAACATGGTCAGAACGGCAGATCGTCATCGTTATCTGCTGGCAAGCCTTTAGGCTCAACAGGTCGCGGGTCATTCAAATATGCCCAACCGTCCCAGCCGTTTTCTTTTAGAGGGATTACATCCAGCTTGAGCATTTCCCCATTCCTGGTGTCAATGATTGACCCGATGCGCTGGTAACGATTCTTTTGCTGGCCTTGGGCATTGGTGTACTGACCAACAATGGCGGTGATTTCTTTTTTGACTTTTGACATTATTTGCTTTCAATGATTGCGTTGAGTTGTTGAACTTGGGATTTGACTTCAGCAAGAAACTTGACAATCTCTGCTTCAATCTCTGCGATATATTTGTCATCACGGTCAACCCGTTTGACAAACAATTGCGCCTTCTCTGGCATTCGTGGGTCAAACACCACATAGTCAGTCCACTTGCGACCTGTGCAAGCCATTTGAAATTGCATCTGGGCAAAATATTTGCCAGGCACTTTTTGGGATAGCAGCGTTTCAATCATGGTCAAAGTGTTTGGGCATTTGATTTCTACGAGCCCCTCTCCCTCACCTCCAACAAGGCCATCAGGGGACGCACCAGCCCACTCAATCGTTGGGTGGCGCACAAACCCCACTTCTTCAACCATTACGCCCTGTGCGGCCTCATAAGCCGCCCTGGCAAATGGTTCTTGCTCTGTGCCCCACTGCATGGCGGCGTTGGTATATGACTCTTGTTTGGTAAAGGTCAGGCGTTCCACCACAAGCTGGGCCATGTAGTTGTCGCGGCTGGTGCTGTAACCCGTCTTTGTCTTGGCAATTACATCTGCAACCCTGCTGGCGGTGACCTTGCCCAGACGTTGGTAAAACCATTCGGTTGAACCTTGGATGATTTCAGTTTCCATTTTCTTTCTCCTTTTTTGCTTTAGCAATTCGGTCTGCCTTGGC